GATGGCGCTGGCAATGTTATTTCTGATAATTACATTTTAACTGGCGGTGTTTGCACTAAAAATGTTGAAGCCATTAGCAACGTCGAAGGCGATGTTGAGCAAGCGGTTGCACTGTACACCATGCAGTTTGCATTTGCGCCGCGCACGATTGCTTGATAGTTTTCCAACATTCAGGCTATATTCAGAGGGTAATTATTACCCTCTTTTTTTTGGAGTAAACATGAAATATACATTGCCTTCCGGTGCCGAACTCGAAGTGACATTGCTTGATTTTGAGCCAGCGTTTGAAATTTCGCAGATCGTAACAAAATTTGTAGGCTTGCTTGATATTGATTTGAAAAGTTTGGAAGTGGAAAAATGGACTAGCATTTCAGATGTCGACGTAAATGCAATCAAGCGGCCGTTGTCACAAATTCTGTCAAACTCAGATTTGGTAAAAGCCGCGAATAAATGCCTTGTCAAATGCTTATACAATAATATCCGGATATCTGACAAAACATGGAATGAACCATCAGCGCGCAAGGACTATTATCATGCAATGTTTTATGCACTTAAAGATAATATCTTTCCTTTTTTCGAGGGAGTTTTTTCAAGTTCGAAGGTCTAAAAACCAAGAGCAAGTGGGAACTCCCGAAAGTTAAAATCGATATGCCATTCGATCAATTTGTAGTCTGCGAATTAGCGGCGGCAGGATACGGAACGCCAGCGGTGTTACTCCAAACCCGCTGTGATATAGTTTTATCAGCACACGATCACATGAACTCGATGCGAGAATACGAAGAACGTTTTCATCAGTTAAATGAGCCAAAGGAGACGGGCAAATGAATATCGGAGAATTATTTGTTACCCTCGGCGCAAAAATGGATGATAAGTTCAATCAACAGAGCAACGATTTCATCAATAAAATAACTAAAACGAAAGACAAGCTTGCAGCGCTGCAAAAGACTTCTGACAGCCCTGTGTTGTCCGGCCTTTCAAAAGAAACGGTCAATTTAAACGAGCTTTTTCAAAATTTGGTTATTGCAATAAATCACGTGCGAATCGCAATTGAAGGAAGCGTCAACGCGCTTGGCAAGCTTGGCGGCGCAACTGGTGACATTTACAGTTGGGCAGATCAAAAAGCAAAAATGGACACCGACGAGAATTTTCAAGCTGCAATGTCAAAACACTTAAATCAGGGCGCTCAACCCGAAACGCCGGAACTTGGAACACCAGAAATTTTGTCCACAAAAACGCACAAAAAGTTTTGGACAGTTGGCGATGATATAAAAAAGCTGAAAATAAAATTGCTTGACCTTAGAAATGCAGTTTTGGAAAAATCAGGCTTTACTGGGTTGGCGCGTGATTTCCAAAAAGCGTCGAGAGAATCGCAAGGGCTCACCGGGTTCTTTGCTCGATTCGTGACCGGCGCAAACCTTGCGCGTGTTGCAATAATCAGTATGGGCGCTGCGCTAATTAAATTGGTTATGAACGCAGCCGATGCATCTGAACACCTTTTTAAATTTGCATTGAACACGGGCATGGATACAACAGCGCTACAGCTTTGGGAGCAACAAGCTGGACAAGCGGGCGTACAAGCAGAGGAAGTGGCAAATTCATTTAAGGATCTGCAACGTAAATCAATTGAAATTCGTTTAGGCCAAAACGAGCAAGCAGCTCAATCGTTTAGATTATCAGGAGTTGATTGGACTAAAGACGCGGAAACAATGATGCGCCAAGCACAAATAATGCTCAAAAACAGACCTGCAGCAATTGGCACCAAACTCGCTATGGATATGGGTTTGAGTGAGGAAATGGTTACATTCTTGCGCTTGCGAGACACATTAAAACCACCTGATAAAAATTTGATTCTCTCAAAAAACGAAATAGCTGAACTAAAAGATTTTAATATCGATTTTACATCCTCAATATTAACAATGAAAATGGCGATGATTAAACTCGGAGTTGTTATTGCATCGGTTATGAAGCCGGTTTTTATGATGTTTAATCGAATAATGTTGGCAACAAGTGATTTCACAAAATGGCTTGCAGGCATGGGAAAATGGAAGGGTGTGATTCTTGGCATCGCCGCTTCGATAGCAATTGCGGTTACTGCGTTCTTTTTCCCAGTCATTGGTACAGTTGCAATGATCGGCATTTTAATCGCTGGCGTGTTGCTTGCAATTGATGATGTTGCCACGTTTATGCGCGGCGGTGATTCACTTACTGGGCGAGTTATTAAAGGCTGGCGACAGGGTTTATCTGATTTTTGGGATTGGATTAAAACAGAATGGCCTGCTTTAATGGATTGGATGGGTAAATACGCTGTTGATTTGGGTAAATGGTTCTACAATTTATTTGCAGACATATTCAATTGGATAAGTGATAACTGGAAATATGTTATCGGATATTTGGGCGAAGAATTGGGCAATTTTTGGGATTGGGCAAAAGATAAATTAGGTATGGGAGACAAGGGTACAAACCCTGCAATAGAGCCAATAAAACCGACATTTGCTATTCCTGTCGGCGCGGGCGGTGGCGCAAATTCTGTCAACCAAAATGTTACGATCAATGTAAATGGCGCGAGAGATGCGACATCAGTAGGAAAAGAAGTTTCAAATCATTTACAAAAACAAACTAATCATGCTCTGATGCAATTTCCGAGGGGAGAATAAATGGGAGCTGTATCAACTATTGCAGGCGTGACAAATGAAGTTGTTATTGCTGGCAGTGCATTATCTCTCATAACCGGAGCCAAGGCACTTGTCAGCTTGACTGGAAAGCAAGGCATTGGCGGTTTGATATTTGATTTACCGGAAACAGAATCGCTATCATTGAAAGCGCAAATAACTGAACACTATGTCGAAGATAATACCGCGCTGCAAGATCATATTGCGATAGCGCCAAAGACAATCACGCTCACCGGAAAGGTCGCAGAGCTTGCATTGATTAAAAGCGAACTTCAAAAATATGCAGAGCAAGTGATTGCCAAATTATCGGCACTTGGAGTTTTAAATCCTGGCATGAGTCAATCAGCGCAAAAGCTTTTGGCTAATTATATTGCTATTGAGCAACAAGTTATTCAGACACTTGCACAAGTCAGTGACGTTGCAACACTGTTTGCTGGTGGCGCAACGCTGAACAAACAACAAAAATACTATGATCAGATTTCATGGTTCTTTTACTCACGTGGTCTTTATACCGTCGAAACTCCTTGGTGTACGCTTGAATCAATGGCAATTGAAAGTGTAGATTTTGAGCAAGATGAGTCAACAAAAGATTGGACAAGCGTAAGTGTTACCCTCAAAGAAATTCAGGTTGCTAAAACGAAAACTACTACCGGAAAAATCCCAACTGGGAGACTCGAAAAGCAAGCTGAGTCGATTGCTGAAAAGGGTAAGGTGTCTGGCAAATCCTTAGCTGCGCAAGGTTACGATTGGCTCAAGCCGATAGTGACTTCATTTTTGAAATGAGGAATACATGCAATTAATAGACGCAATAACAAGCGAATCTAAACAGCATTTTAAATTTCAAGCGACCCTAAATGATGAGGTTGATATTTATTTGACTTGGCGAGACACACAAAATGCATGGTTTATGGATATGATTTGCGGAACAAAGCTATCAATTTATGGCATGAAAGTTATTGCTGCAGCAAATATATTGTCTCAATTCTCGCGCAAAATAGATTTTGGGATTTCAATCACGCCAAACGAGCTACAAGATCCGCTAATCATCGACTCATTTGCATCGGGTAGTTGGCTTTTTATTTTCTTGGACGCTGCAGACATTGCAAAATACGAGGCAATTTATGGCTAAAAAGTTTGGCCTGTCATATTTTTTGAAAGTCGAAAATAGCAACGGTGACATGGTTGAGATAACTATGCCATTCTCTGTTCAATTCTCAGTGCAAAGATCGATCACCGGCGGGGCAAATTCTGCACATTTTACTTTATTTAATCTTGCAGAGACAACAAGAAATGTGCTGTACAAAGATCAATATTCAATGGAGTATCGGGTAGCGCAAATGTTTGCCGGCTATGAAGACGGCGCAAAAACGTTGTTACCAATGATTTTCAACGGCACTGTGCGCGTATCTCAAAGCGCAAGAAATGGCATTGATTTTATCACTGAGATCGAATGTTTCGATGGCGCATTTGCAATGACTAGCGGCAAAACTGCAATCGTTGCTGCAGCCGGCCAGGCTATGAAAGACACACTCAAAGATTTGATGAGCAATCTCCCTGGTGTCACTGGGTCGACCGTGGGGGGCGGATATGAAACTGAAAATAAACGCGGCAATATCATGTTTGGAAACCCGGTTGAATATCTCAAATTGCTATCCCAAAATAGATTTTTTATCGATCAAAACCATGCATATGTGCTTGCAGATAACGAAACAATAAAAGGAGATATTGAAACAATCGATGCTAGTACAGGTTTGATTGGCGCTCCAAAAAAAAGCAATACACTTGTCGAAGTCGAAACAATATTCGAACCTCGCATCCAAATTGCACAAACATTGGAGCTCATATCGACAACCAACAAGCGATTAAATGGTATTTATAAAGTATTGGAGTGCAATCATTCAGGCATGATTAGTCCAACTGTTTCAAGCTCAGTTACGACACAATTAAAATTGTACAAAGATCCGAACGGGTCATTTATTGAGGTGCCAAAATGACCGCTGCAAAACCAGAATATCAATTTCCAAAGGCAGATCCGCAGGTCAGAGATTTACTCGACAGGCATGGCGCACAAGTTGCTCAAAATTTGAACTGTCACTTGATTGCAAGGGTTGAGTCATTTGATCGTGCAAAAAATACGATCACAGCATCATGCGCTTTTAAGCGCAAATACTCCGATGGCAGCATTGTTGATTTTCCAAGCGGGTGCTTTACCGATGTACCAGCCGTGACGATGTGTGGCGGCAAAAGCTTTTTAAATATGCCAATCCAAAAAGGCGATTGGTGCTTACTCTTGTTTTGTGATCGCGACATTGATAGCTGGTGGTACTCTGCAGAAATTCGTGAGCCAAACTCACCACGTTATCATTCTTTGAGCGATGGTATTGCACTCGTTGGAATAAAGCCCGCTACTGATTGTTTCGAGTTATCAGCTAGTGTTTGCGCATTGAATGGCGCAGATAAAGCTACGGCGATTAGAAACGATCATTCCGAAATGTCATTGTCTTCAGAAGGAAAAGCGAAGATCAAAAACGACACGCAGAGCTTGAAAACAATTCTTGACTCGATTTTGACTGCGCTTGCATCGCCAACTGCCGGAGTCGATCCGGGTACACATTTATTTTTACCAAACATTGGTATGGCTCTGAATAACGCAAAAACTCAACTCGCAATTTTAATGGAAGATTGAGGATATTATGACAAAAATAATACGCGGTACTCGCTTAAACGATGATTGGGTTTTCGGTAAAGGCAAAAGCGACTATTTAACAGGTGACGATGCAATTGCGTTTGATATACAAACAAAACTTCGCACGTTCAAAACTGAGTGTTTTTTTGATCAACAACTTGGCGTCGCATGGTTTGATCTCTTAGGGCAAAAGGATCAAAACCTGCTTTTACTCAATATCAAAAGCGTGATTCTCAGCGTCGATGGCGTTATGAATGTAACCAACATAGTTTTTAACCTCGATAATGTGACGCGAAATTTTCTGGTACAGTGGTGGGTGAGTACAATCAACAGCCAGGGCATTTCAGGAGAGACTATTTTATGACTTCTTACATTGATGAAACTGGAATACACCTTGACTCTATAACCGACATTGTGACTTATCTCGAGGATGGATTCAAAGCGATTTACGGCGCAAATATCAATCTTGACGGCAATTCGCCTGACGCGCAAATGATAAATCTGTTTGCACAAGCCAAAATGGATTTGCTCGAAATTGTTGCAAATGTTTATGCATCTTTTGACCCGAACCAAGCAAACGGCGTTGTACTAGATCAGCGGGTCACAATTAACGGGATTAAGAGGCTTGGCG